CCTGGGACAAATTCTTTTGGTGTAAACCAAACTTTCTGGTCATGTATTCTGCCAAGAAGTTGTTGTATCTCTCGCATTTCGTCTACGATCTGTTGAGATGTATGTCCTGTAGCAATTGCCAAGCCTCTACGACCAGCCTTGTTTCTTAACGCAGATTCAATAACTTCAATGTCTCTTATGCTGAGTTCGAATTTTGTATTAGGTTTCATACTGGATTGAAAACGTCATTTGGAATACTTGACATCTTCTTTGTCTTGAAGAAACCGATGTACTCTGGATACTTGATCATAAACAGACGTGCAAACAATGCTACGTAATTGTTAGAAATCTTGTATTTGTCGCCAGTAGTAACAACATCAGTTTCCCAACGTACACGGTTAATAATCAACCAACCACTGAGTTGTGTGTGACCTGCTCTGATGGCTTCTTTGGTGAACTGTTCAAATAGTTCGAAGAACGCTGGGTTCTCTCTATGCCAAATTAGCCACTTTCTGCCAAGTGTATTTGCCATCATTTGATCACAATAATCTTGTTCAGTAATCTCTGAGAGCGTGTCGATATAACTTGCTTGTTCGTTCATAATATAAATCTCCGTTAGGTTTTTTTGGCTTTGTTCGATTTCCAAAGGTAATTGATATCTTCCTCAGCGGTTCTTGCTGAATCTTCATAGACTTTAATTACATTACCTTTTTTTTCTAGCCACTGTTGAATTAGAAGTTGATCGGCATCATCAGACGCACGATCTTCCATTCGTTCGATTTCTGCGCTCGACATAGGAGCCGAACGCAGATTAGTTTTGGTTTCACTTTTTACCATAAGTTGTTTTTAGCCTTTCTTGTGAAACAAATTCTGGCTCATACATGCCATTCTCGATTTCACGTTTGATAACAACGCCAGACCACCATTCTTTATTCATCTGTCCAGCCCAACCTTCTGGTGCGCCTTTATAACAACCTGCAACTAAGCCGATTGCGCCATAAGGATGCACATCATCTCGAATTTTCATATCACGCTTATGACTGTGACCACAAGTTGCGCTACCAAAGCGCTTAGCTAGAATACCCGCAGCATGGTTTACACCAGACATTGGACGATAACCATTAGTAAAGAAATGAGCATAACTAACACCATCATAATCATAGATAGCAGGTGCGTCATGTTCATACTCGTGGTATTCGTCGAACCAAGTGTCTGTACCAAGATGCTTGAAAGAAATACCGTACTTCTCACCTTCGATGCGAGGGTCCATTGCGATAGCTCTTCTAATCCTAGTCTCGTGATTGCCTTCAAATCCGTAATATGCAGGACGTTTGCGTTTATTAGCTTTAAACTTAATACGCATACGATCCATTGCTTCGTTGTAGCATTCAATGTCTGCTTCATAGCTTTGGCTTACGAAATTCTTCGGAGCCTTGGCTGAATCAAAACTGTTCAGTGACCGCATATCTGCACCGTCACCTAAATCTACAACGTAGTCAGGTTTTACGTCCCAGATTAATTCGCCCAACCAATCAAATCGCTCGTTGCTAACTTGAGGGTCACTATGGGCGCATGAAAACACAACTGCTGTTTTACCTGCCATTAGTGTTAATCTCCTTACATAATTTAAATGTACCTATATTATATCATAATGACTATAATCTGTCAAGTAAATATGGTATTAGCACATATTATAAAAAAATGGGAAGGCGGTTGCCTTCCCACTGATGCTTAGGACATCACCCCTTTAGAAGCTGAGGTTCCGCACGATTGATTTCAATTTTACGAGGTTTCTTTGCTTCTGGTATTACGTTTTCCAACTTGACGGTTAAAATACCATCAATAAGGTCAGCGCCCATCACAACAACTGTATCAGCTAATGTGAAAACTCTTGAGAAGGAACGTCCAGAAATTCCACGATGGATGTAATGCTTCTCATCTGTGGCTTCCTGTTTACCTTCGATTGTTAGTACCCCTTCTTTGATCTGAATATCAAGATCGTCATAGGTGAACCCAGCAATTGCTAACTGCAATTCATATTGGTCATCGTCTACCTTGACGATGTTGTAGGGTGGGTAAGCCTGTTGATTTGGGGTTGTGTCTCTCATTCTTTCAATCATTCGGTCAAAGCCGATTAAGAATGGATCATTTAAAAAATCAGTTGTAATTCTACGTGTATTCATTTTGCTATCTCCTTTATTAAGCAAGATTAATGTGCGTGACCCATTAGGCATCACGCAATTATTTATAAAACATTTTCACCAGAATACCAAATTAATTGGTATATGGCACAAAATCACTACCGTTAGCTACCATGCATGCCCAACCATTTTGATACAACGCAACTAAAGTCCAAGTGCCTGTATCTTGATTGGTAGTGAAAATCATTTCAGAATTCACGAATTGACCACTTGCGTGTTGTTGTAACATCTTACCATTAAACAATATTGTTTCGCCGTATTTTGATGTTTGTTCTACCATTTTGGCAAACGTTCCGCAAGATTGTACTGCTTGGAAAGGTGGCACTTGTTGTTCTTGCGCCACAACTACTGTTGCAGAAAGTAGGGTAATCGGTAGTAAGTATTTAAGCATAGCTTATTCTCCTGTTGAACCGAAACCCCCATCGCGTTCTGTCAACTCCATTGGTTTTGTTGTTTCTGTAAATTTTTGTTGGATAACTTTTTCAACTAAACCTTGAGCTACACGATCACCATTAGTGATCTTGACAAGACTATCGGTATTGTTTTGTAACATAACAAACGTTTCTAGTGTGTAGTCTGAATCAATAATACCTGTGCCATTTGCTAATGACAAACCTTTCTTGAAGGCTGAACCAGAGCGAATGTATAGTTTCATAACATGTTTCTCTGGTACGTCGAAAATCAATCCTGTGGGTATTAGAACCCGAATTCCTGGTGGCAACTGAAAAGCATCTTTGTCGGTGGACACGCCCTTGACTGCAACATTTTGGGACTTATTCCAAGAGTTGTAACCCTTTAGCATATCACCATTCTTAAAACATGCTTTAATATCAAAACAAGCTGAGCCTTTAGTAGCATACTCAGGTAGCTCTGCATTTTCATTCATTCTATAAATATTCATTTCACTTCTTTCCGATGTTATACTTGGGCTGTAAAGTCCAATTACCTTTCTCTTTATGAGATAAGATTTTGATTTGATTTAGCTGAGCTACAGGGTCTTGGGCTTTCTCTGTTTCAACAACAGCAACCAATCCCCACTCCTCTAAAAGATTAACAATAGTATTTCTTCTTGATGCGTCTTCGTCGATAAAGGTATCTGTCTTACCATCTAGTATGAAGAGTTCCTTAAAGTGTAGTATAGCATATCTACCTTGTTTATGCAAGATATGACAAGTTTGGTACAGTGTTTTTTCTTTTCTTGACGAAATGCCAATTCGTGTGAGAGTTTCTTTTACCTTAAGGAAACTATCTGGCGTGGGGAGAGTAATCTCAATACCTACGCCTTTAAATATATCTTCTGAGTTCATAATCCAAAGCACCTTTTTTTATTATTATTATGTTATGCTGATCATCAAATTTTTCGACCATCGGATATATTTATCTAAATTAGCTTTTCTCTACCCCCCTGTTTCTAACTTTGCACGGACTTGTTCAATCTGTTGAACATTAAGCGCCTTCTTGTACATTTTAGCGACAGTGCGGTTACAACCATACACTTCTTGGAGTGCATCTAGGTCTTTATCCACATCTGGTTTGTTCCACTTAGAGAAACGTTTACGTTTACGCAAAGCCCCACGATAGTAGTCGAACTGAGCGCCATTAAACAACTCAGGGCGCATGTTCATCTCATTTGCATGTAGAATTGTATCTTCGAAGTTCGAGAAGCCACGGTTGACAATATAAGGTATGTACAGCTTTTCAGCTTGCTCTGGGATATCATGATCATTAATGAGATCGTCCTTAGAGAACGAAGCCGCATTCATGAAATCAAAAGGTGTTATTTCTTTCGGCAATTGTATTCTCCAAATCTTCCAACATATCATTAAACGGTATAGCACAGGATGCGCAAAGTTTCAAGCTTAATTGCCCATCCTGTGTATCGACATTAACTGTGTTAATATCTTTTTTTGGTATTTTCTCTTTGCACTCCCAACAGACAACTTTGCTGTCTCTTACGAGTTTATTCCACCAACCCATTACTTGTACTCAGCTTCCATCATAACTTCAGACATAAACGCAACCATATTGATTTCTAGGTCAGCGCAACGTGTAGCCTTATCCATGTAATCAGCAATAGTCACCACAAACCCTGGGAGACTACGCAACTCGACCTTATCTTGTGCCATATCATAGATACGACGGAACATCTCATTCATGTCTTGGTCAGAGTTCTTTGCAACCCATTTACGTAGATTAGTCCAGTCTTTTACCTTCAACATACGGAATGCTTCTTCAAGAGACTCTTGCTTGAGATTAACAAAGATACCTTCATCAATTTTGCCAGCAGCCGCATATGATTGCAGTTCAGTCAGAACACGACGGAAATCAGGGAAGTGTTGTTCCACAACCTTGGCAACAACCTTGTTGTCGTAGTCTACCTGTTCGTTGTTTAAGATTTCTAGTACACGTTTGTAGAACGAAGCCGCTAGTTTTGGCTTATCACTATTCTGAATGGTAAAGTCTACTTCAGACAAACGACTACGAAGTGGCGCAATCATACGGTTCTTAAAATTACAAGTGAAGATAAACCCACAGTTTGAAGAGTATTCTTCGATAAAGTTGCGTAGTGCTGGTTGGATTTTAGAAGCACTTAGATAGTCTGCTTCATCAAGGATCACATACTTACGACCACCTGCAAGAGATACAGCGGATGCATATGCAGAGATATCATAACGTAGGGTGTCGATGCTCATATCCAAAGAGCCGTTCTTGATAATGTAATCACAACCCATTTCATCAAGCATAGCTTTTGCGACAGTTGTTTTACCAACACCTGGGCCACCAGAGAGTAAAAGGTTTGGTACACTATCGTCTTCGATAAACTTCTTAAAAGTTGTCTTCAGCTTTGGGCTGAGGATCGTATCATCTACTCGCTGTGGTCTGTACTTCTCGACCCACAATACTTCATTCGTCTTTGCATCTATAGCCATGTCATCACCATTCATCATAATATAAAATAAGTTGTAGGTTTATAGCGAGAGCCTACATCGCTTATTCTTAACTGACTACTTTGTCAGCCATTGGCGCATCTGCTGGGACGTCTGCTGGTGCATCTGGCATGTTACCCTCAGGTGCGTCACCTTGCGGTGCGTTTTGCTGTAGGAACATCTCTAGCTTATTGCGTAGCATACCTACACCTGCTAGTTCACGGCCTTCGATGCCACCACGACGACTCACGATGTCGATCAATTGTACCACAGTTGCAATATCTTGCAATGAAATTTGTACAGGTTCTTGTTGTTGCTCTTGTTCACTCATATTATCTATCCTTTATTATAAGTTGATTTGGTATCGATTGCCACATAATATGTAGCATCTGGGCTTTTAAACTCAGAAATGCCTTTTGCGCATAGAGTTACGCTATAGTCTTGAGGCAATAGCTTAAGGTTTTCTGTCTTGATGATAACCTTAAAGGTATCATTGGTTTCACCAATTTCAATACCATAATCATCAGCCCCTGTATCGGTACTGCTGATTGCCTTGAGGTAAATCTTACCTTCCTCTCCGACAAATGCCACTTCTTGGAATTGAAGTACACCCGCCGCTTTGATTACCGATTGAAGGTCATTCCATGTAACATTCACTTCAACATCTTTAGTCGGCAATTCAATCTCCTTGGTAGGAGCCGCATGAATCATAGAGATGTCTGCGAATACATATTTAGTACGCTGTTTGCCTTGAGTAATCACGAAGTATTTATCATGGAATTCTACATCAGGATCATTATAAAGACCCAAAATAGATAGAAATCGTGATAAATCGTAGATACACGCTTGGGACGGAATGCTATCAGCAATAGTCGCCTTTGCGATCAAGGTTTTTTCTGGCGTAATAGTCTTAAGCGTATTCCCTTGCTCCATCAAGATAGACTTGTTGATAGTGGAAAAACTCTTAAGTATCGTCAGAGTTCGTTCAGAAAATTTCATTATATAGTCTCCAAGTTTTGTTTATTTAACAAGATTAACACACATCATTAATCTTGTCAATCTTTTTTATAAGATTTCTTACTAGCTGACTTATCAGCCGTAGCTGATACACCTAGTGAACCAATAGCCGCCATGTTGCCCTTAAAGATGTAAGAGCCGATATGATTGATCTGCATCCATGGACACATCCATACTTGCATACCAATTTCACGCGACTTTTGGCAGAAGAAATAGTCTTCGCTCAGATAGCGTTTTGTTTTAGGATCGATAATACAGTCAAAGAATGCTGTGATCTCACGTGTGCCATCGAAGTTGTCAGTTCTAATATGATCTGGCTTATAAGACAAGTATGGATATGCTTCTTTGTATTTCTCTAGTGTATCACGTGGAATACACATAAATCCTGTCCCTGCCTCACCAACTTCCAAAGGCTCAGCAAGATTAAAACTGGCAAGTTTGTTAATTGGATTAAAAACATAATCCGCTGTATACTGATCTAGTGCAAATGGTGTATCATCTGCTTTGCCAATTTCAACTGCTTTCTTTACCTTCTCCCATGCAATAGTTTTCTTGGGATAAGGACCTGTCACAATGTTGAACTTAGGATCAGATACTTGAATTGCAATCAAACCTAGTACGTCACGAGGGTCAAATGCGATATCGGAATCAATAAAGACAAGATGTGTACAGTCAGAGCGTAAGAACTCATCAACAACGTAGTTTCTTGCTCTTTGGATTAGACTCTCATTGAACAAGTAGTAGAAGCGAACGTCGATACCATTAGCACCTGCCATCAAAGCTAGGTCAGTGCATGCCTTTGTGTACGAACCACTACAGTTGCCGCCATACATTGGTGTTCCAATAAAGATTTTGTGTTTTCGAAGTTCTTCGATGGATATTTGTAGTTTCATATTTCCGTTTGCTCCAAATCATGTTCTGCCCTAGTAATTGATTGCAACCGTAGAATATCAGCCGCCACATCATGCTTACTGTCATGAGCGTTAAAATTGTATTCCCACTTCGCTACGTCCTTAACAGGCACAAACCCATTAGGATCGATATCGAAGTTGAATTTTGCATCGATGAATGTACGAGTGTCACGTACAGCATAATGCTTTAAGTATTGACTAAGCAAACGTTGCTTGCCTGCGTCCTCTGCAATACGATCCAAAATTATGGGATCGAATGTGTTGCCTCTTGACCACCAACATTCGATCTTGTCACTCTTTCGTAAGTAATCTACTAGCGTTTCGATAAATCGATCTGCTTTCATGTTATCAGGCGATGGCTTCAAGTTCTTCCTCAGCGCTGCTGGTTGATCCAACCACCACTGCAAGTCACTAGCACTATATACACATCCATGGTTCTCAACTTGATCTTTAATATCAAATGTATTTTGTTCCATGCCAAGAACCAATTCTTTAAATGTGTATGGGTTCTCGGTGAACCTTCCCCATTCGAATGTGGTATAGGAAACATCAATAGCAGGGATTTTACGAGAGTTAGTACCAATAGTTTCAAAATCAAATATAAAATGCGTTGCCATTAACATATCTCCTTGTGGTTATTATCATTAATTATACCACATGATTAAGATTTTTGCAAGCTGATTCGTTCTTGAATGATAGAAATCTCATCTTTTAATTTCAGTTTGTCAACTTTAAATTTTTTGATGTACTTATCAGGTGCTTTTTCAGCTTCTAATGCTTCAATCACAGAGTGAAGGTTCTTGTGTCGATCCTTCAATAACTCCAGTCGATGAGTGTAATCTTCTTCTTTCATATTGACCCCCTATACAAAGAAATTATCTAGTGTGTTTATCTTAACTGCCGACCAACCAATCGCCTCTAGGATAGACTCTAGTGGGCTTAGGAAGACCTTTTCGAATTGCTTCTCATAGTCTATATAGTTCGCCAACTCAAACTCTGGTGGCAAACGTTGTCCTGGGAACGAGATAATATTCTCTCGAATTGGGTTTGGTGTCTTGAGATAGACAAACTTAATCTTGTCCCCACCTGCAATAGGCTCATACGTTTTGCTCAAACCTCTTTTCTTCACCTCGTGATTGTATAGAATACAGCCCCGAACGTGCATTGGACAACCTTTGCGATAGAGTGACGTAGAATCCATATACTTGCCGATTTCTTGTGTGCCACTATTACGACCAATATCTTCTGGTGGTAACTCAAAGAACTTTTTACGGAATTCTTCGATAAACTCTTGTACAGTCTCTTCGTTACCATTCATGATAACTGAGAAAGACTCTTTAAGCTTATCACGACACACCTCAGGTGTTGACGAACGTACAGACTCAAGACCAGTCACGGAAACCTTTGGCTTATCGTAATGTACACCCTCAGAGTTCAAGGTGTTCATGATATAACGCTTCTTAGCAATAAAGATGGACTTGTCTGTAATCTTCTCACGCTTCATGAACATCGCTTGGCGATACGCACCCATTTCCTTGGCAAGCTTTTCATAACCAGCATCAATAACAGGTTCGATCTTCATCTGGCAGACCTTATCAAGAAAATCTTCGCCCTTCTTACGATCAACATCCACCGTACCAAATGCGTTCTCAACAATTGGAGCCATGTCAACATAGATAGAGTCAGTATCAATATACACAATGTAATCCTTATCGGTTTTAAGGATACGGTTTAGGTAATCATTCACTGACTTCTGTGCGTATCGAATAGACAACTGACCAGATGTCGTAATTGCTTCAGCCATGTCGTTAATATAGTATAGGAAGTACACGTTAGCAGTCGCACCATAAAGGCTGTTCATAGCAATTTTAATAGCCATCTGAGAGTTGTGTAGCTGTGTAGCTTCACGCTTAAGACGTGTCTTCTCAGCCCCATCAGTCGCATCTTCTAGTTGTTGTTCTACCTTAAGCATGTTCTGCTTGATGACTTTACGGTTGTTGTAGTATTCATCAATGATGCTAGGAATAACACCTTTAAACTTGTTACTAAAACAAGCGCCATTAGCACCAACAGACATAGTTGGATCATCATTTTGGAAACGTCCTTCCAAAACCATATCCTGTGATACTTGCTTGCGCTCATCTTCTAGGTACGTCTCTGGTGACATATTGTATTGCAACATGAGGTGTGGATACAGAGAGTTAAGGTCAAACGACACGATCCATGGATGCATGCCAACCTTTGGGTCTTTCACAAAGCCACCAACAAGTTCACCAGCACGTTGACCTGGTTCGCCCTTAACTGGTGGAACCTTGCCATCTTTCATAAGGCGTCGATATAGAGTTGTCTCCCAAATACCCACAGTACCAAATGCGTCTTGGTAGTTCACACCGCCGCCATAAGCAACAGTCATGACAAGAGACAACAATCCTGTTTCGTCTTCAAAACGTTGGATCAGTTCTGTATCTTTAAGGTTATAGTCGAGATATAGCTGCGGGTTTTGTTCGTACAATGCGTTTAGGTTGCCATACTCAGAATAGTCGAGTTTCTTCTCACCAAGAACAGTATATGCGATATGATCAAGCTTATAGCTTTCTTGTGTGCCATACTTGTATCCAAACTTCTTGAACGCATCCATATAGTCAACAACAGTCATCCCACCGATCTGATACGTACCTTGCATCTTACCGAACATCTCACGCTCTTTATGACGGACATTGCGCCATGGGCTTAAGTCCTTCACCCATTCTTCACCGAATAAATGTTTCATGCGAGTAATAATGTACTGCACGTCAAAGTATTCTACGTTCCATCCAGTGATGATATCGGGATAACGGTTAACCCATAGCTCCTTGAAACGCTTCAATAGAGCCTCTTCACTGTCGAACTTCATAAAGTGAATGTTATCGGGGTGTAGATCAAGCAAAGTCTTGTTCTTGTCATAGTCCTTAAGACCAAGCAAGTGGTAATCAGAAGACTTGGATGACTTGTAAGCAATAGATGTAATTGCTTTGTCAGCCGTATTAACATCAGGATAGCCATCAGCAATGTCAACCTCAATATCAAAAGATACGATGTTGATCAGGCTTGAATCAAACTTAATTTCATTAGGATACTTCTCTTGGATAAACTGGGACACATAGTTTGTGTTACCAGCAATCTCAAGACCATGAACATCTTTATAGCGCTCTACAAAGTCTTTGGCTTCTTTCATACTATCAAGTTGATGTGGCACGAGTGGCTTGTCAGTCGTAAGACTTCTAAACTTTGATTCAGTAACGTCTTTCTTGCCATTCGTGAAAAGTGTTGGTTGGAATTTAACCTTGCGAGAGAACTGTTTGCCGTTCTCATAACCACGCCACAGAATGTTATTACCGAAGCGCTCTACCGATGTATAAAAGTTAGTCATGACAATCCTTAATTTGTGTTCCTACTATGATAACACAGTTATTCGTCTTCGTCAACTACTTCTTCAACTTCTACACCGTTACTGATGTATGTTTCGATGTAGTCTGACTGATACCCAACCTCTTCTAAAAATTCAAGCCTGTCAAAGAAGTCATCTGATTGAGCTTCCCAGTCTTCTTCAAGTTTCTCTTTTTCTTCTTCTGTCCACCCAGAATGGAATACAAAGTAACTATGACCAGAAGTTGTTGTCTGGATATCACACTCTTCGAAGTCACTATGGCAAAGTTCTACTGCATCATCGACGATTTCTTGTAGCATGTTTGCTTCTTCTTCGTTTTTGACTGTGACGTATAGTTCACCAGACTTCCATTCAGTTTGAATGTTCACACCCTTTAGGCCATCATTCAGTGGGGTAAACACTTCCACATCCACATAGTCCCAACGATTTTTGTTTATCAATGAATAGGTTTTTCCAACTTCAATTTTCATTTCTTGTACTCCATCTCAGTAATTACATCAATCCCTTCTTTATCATTAGCGATACCAAGTGCCAGTGCTTGAATATCATCAATTAGGTTTTGACAAGCCTTTTTATCATATTCTTTGTAAGAAATCTCAGCAAATTCATTACGGACACGGTGTAACAGAATAGCCTTGTCGTGCATTGCATTTATTCTTCTGATTAAGTCTTCGATTGAATGTTGCATTACGTTCTCCTCATTAAACAATTTCGCTAAAGTTTTTAACCTTCTGAAAGGTAATGTTAGAATCAAACTTATCGCCAAACTGCAAGCCCCTGTGGCTGATTACGAATATGTTATCATCTGCGTTCAAGTTGTGTAGTTGGTCGATCAAGTTCTCAATACCTACTGCGTCTAAAGCGCCATCTAGCGTTTCGTCCAACAATAGCAAGTTTGTTGACACGCTGTTGCGTAGTTTGGCAACAGAACGCCATGCCAACATGATTGACAATGTAATGCGTAACTTCTCACCCTCAGAGAATGACGCATATGAAAAAGCATCACGGAACCTTGACTTGATAACCTCATTGAAGTTCTCATCTAATTGGAAGTCAACAAACAAGTCAAAAGCACCTAGATATGTATTAATCAATTTGTTCATCACTGGGATGTACTGTTTGATGATACGTGTTTTGATGCCACCGTCCTTTAGGATAGCTTGCACAACCGAAAGTGTTTCTTTGTCTTTATGTAGGACTTCTTGATCAGACTTTGTGGTGCGGAGTGTTTCGTTTAGGCTATTCAACTTTGTTGTATCGATAGCTTCGACGTCTTTCTCTGCCCTGTCTAATTCGTTTTTATAAGACATTAGGGCGCTTTTAGCCATCTTGATGGTGGCTCTGTGATCACCGATCTTTAAGTTTCCATCACGAATTTGATCTTCAAGTACAGATATAGCTTCAAGACGATCCGTATAGACCTTATTCTTAATTGCTAATTGCTTCAACCCTTCTTCCAACTCAACAATCTTTTTGTCTTTATCTGCGATGATACTGGTTTTGAATTCATGCTCAATGCCTTGCTTACACGTAGGACAATCATCGTGATCGTGGTAGAATGACAATTCTTTCTTATGGTTCGCCATAGTAATTTCTATATTGCGACGAAGTTCATCTGCCTTGTAGTTCTTAGCTTTCATGTCAGCTTTGTCAGAAATATCATCTACAATCACTTGTATTGTATCTTGAGTAGCTTCGATTTTAGTCTGTGCCTCACTAATACTGTCAAGGTGACCTTTCATCTTCTCTTTGATCTTATCAACTTCTTCTGTTTTGATAGCACGAATAGATGCGTTGTGTTCCTTCGCTGACTGTAGCTGTGTTTCAACTAAGTCTATCTTGTAAGTGTTCTCGTTAATCTCAGTCTTGTTATCCGACACACGAGTTTTCAGTAGAGTGTTCATAGTGGAGAAAACTTGAATATCTAATAGGTCTTCAATAATCTCACGACGTGCCTGTGCTGTAAGTTCCATAAATGGGACATAGGTGGCAGAGCCAAGCACAACGATTTGGTTAAATGACTTGTAGTTAAGATTAAGAATAGTTTGCTCAAGATATGCTTGATAGTCTTTACTAGCCGCTTCTTGGTCAACAAGTTCACCGTTCTTCCAAATCTCGAATACGTTAGGTTTAATCCCACGGACGATCTTGTAATAGTTTTGTGCAATCTTAAAGACCACCTCAACCATAGTCTCACGACCATTAATACTGTTTACCAGTTGTGCTTTGTTGATCTTACGAAATGCCTTGCCGTAAAGAGCAAACACAATAGCATCCAACAGCGTAGACTTACCACTGCCGTTAGTACCACTGATAAGAGTGGTTCTACTTTTGTCTAGTTGTATCTCTGTCCAAGCATTGCCAGATGACAATAGATTTTTGTATCTCACGCTCTGGAATTGAATTTTCATAGACTTAATGCCTCATTATATAGTTCATCAACGATCTGTTTAATCGCTTGTTTGTTAGCCGATGTGTCAAGAGTTTCGATATATCCATGTAAGATATCCTTAGTATCAGCACTCTCATCAAGAATTTCCTCAACACCACTGTCTTCTAGGTTCAACGAATCTTCGATAGACTTAACATCTGATGCACCACTATCGGATAGTTTGTCAAGGAATAAATCATACACATACGGATTAGTTCTATTCTTGACGATGACTTTAATGAAAGCATTGTTGATGTTAGAGATATCAAGAGCCTCAACATCCTCAACTGTCATGTCAGCATCATCGTATTCTATCTTGTGGTATATAGGTGTGGGGTTAAGTACCCATTCTAAATTGCGTGTCTCAGTATCAAGAACTCTAAAACCACGCTTCCCACCATGATCACTCCACGTCATCTCATAGGGCGCACCAAGGTAATTGATGTTACCATACTCAGAAGGATGGTGGAAGTGACCAGAGTAAACAGACTCAAAGTGTGAAAATGTTTCTTTGTTTAAACCATGAGAACACAAGGTTCCCTTCAACATCTCAAAACCTACGATATCAAAGTGACCCATGCAAATGTTTGCAGTAGATGTTTTCAAAATATCTAATGACTGTTGGCTATTGGTCTTCGTCAACCA